ACATAAGGTCAGAACTGATGACATTAGAAATACTATCACAAATAAAAAGAGATAATGGCTTATGGGAGTTTCAGGCTCAGTTCATAGTGAACGGCCTTAAGATACCATACACCGATACAGTTCCGTTGATGCCAACTCAGAGCAGGTTAAAAAGAGCAATACTAAATAAGTGTTTTAAGAGATGGCGCGAAATACAAAAAGAAAATAAGTCAATTACAACCCGCCACCTGACTATCGGCGGGTTGTTTAAGGAAGACTTTACATGAAATATATAAGAGCGCAACATCCAGCAATAGCATGGCCTCTAGTCCCTTGGTTCGTAGAGGGAAACCAGACTAAAGAGGAGATATTTGCAGAACTGTATAGCCAACTCTCAGAAGAACCTGAAAAGGTGTTCTGCGAGATAGCACTTAAAGGGGATAGATGTCAAGCTATTTTAATAGCAAAAGAAGCAGACGACCATATTTGGATATGGCAGGCGAGAGCGGTCAAGAAGTTTAATGGGCAGAGAATGTTTAACGATTTATGCGACTGGGCAAAGGAAAAGGGCAAGCCTGTATTGAAAGCAGCTTGCAGTAAAAAAAGAGCGTCCAGACGGTTTAGACTGACTTATGGATTTAACGAAGTCAATGGTGAAATAGTAAAGGCAATATAATGATAATGGAACTAGGATACGGCGGCTGGTTTATTCCAGAAAGACGACCCTGCTTAGGTGGGTTTAATGCAAGGTATGATAAAAGCCAGGAAGAGACATCTCAGCAAAGTACAAATGCAAAGACTGGTAGCCAGCGAAAGGCATTAAGTTCTGCACTTAATTTATTTATGGATCAGGGCAGAATAGGCTCAGGTCAAGAATCCTTTCAAGGCGAAAGGCTTGCGCCGTTCAATGCAACACAACAGCAGGCCTTTAGCCCTGCACAGCTTCAGGGATTCCTTGATACTTTCAGTGCTGACAGAGACATACCATTCTTCGGTGAGACAGGCGATGCCTTAAGCGGTATCCTGTCGGGCGAAACAGGTGGACAGCAAATCTCTCCAGAGAATGCCTTGAGTACATTCCAACAGACAAGGGTTGACCCAAGGCTGAGAGACTTTGACAGGTTTACTAAGCCCGGCATTGAGGAACAGTTCGCTGGCCCCAACTTCAATTCGTCTGCAAGGGCAAGAGAGGTCGGACTGGCTACCGAGAGAGTCGGTCAGGACATAGCCTCAGAACGGGCAGGGTTCTTATTCGACGTAGAGAACATAAACAGACAACTAGATGAGTCAAAGGCTAATCGGACATTAAGTGCGATACCAACAGGCTTCCAAGCTGGCGGTATCCCAGAGCAGACTGCCCTGAATAGATTAACGGGCAGGACTGGGGTATTTGACTTCGCAAGCGCACAACAGACTCAGGCACAGCGTGAGATTCAGGCAGAAAGAGAAGTATTTGAAGAAGCACAAAGGTTCATGGACCCAGAAGACTTACAGGCATTGATGGGATTCTTAGGATTGAACTTCTCGACTTCGTCCAGTACAGGCTTTGCCCCAAGCTCATTCCAGACAGCTTCACAATCATTCGCAGGTGGAGCAGGAGGAGCGGCAGGCACTAATTTAGGCGGTAGACTAATAAAAGCACCAACACCATAAGGAGTAATCATGGCAAAAGACGGAATATTTAATTTTGTAGGCGATGTAGCTAAGGGTACTGGCGATGTACTCGGTGGGATAGCCAAGGGCGTTGGCAGTGCGGCTGGCGGAGTTGTAGACTTCTTGCAGAAACCGGGTCCACTAACACAGGCTGGCATAGACGCATCTCGGGAACAGAACCGAGTCAATAAAGCACTTAATGACCAGAAGCTAGTTGTATCGGCTATCCAACAGGCGGCAATGTCTTCTGATGATCCCGACTTACAACAGGTCACGTTCGATAAACTAACTAAGGACATGAACATACCTGCTGTAGATATACGTCCATTCGCAAAGAAGGCAAGGGCTAAACTTCTCCAGCAAGCCCCAACCGCACAGCAGATCGGGGCGGCAGCTCCGCCCGGTGGTGCTGCATCCGGCACAACTCCAGAAGGAATAACCGTGCAAGCAGCAGGTAAACCGACAACCGAGAAGCTTGCTTTCACTACTGTATTTAGAGATGGCAAAAACGTAGTTATCGGCTCAAGCCCAACGACCGGCAAGGAGGTCAGCGTACTTGGTGAGGCACCTCCGAATACTACTATTCAGGTAGTCCAAGACCCTAACGATCCTGACAGGTTTGTTCAGCAGTTAGTTGACGAAGCTGGTAACGTAGTTAAGGAACTTGGACTTGCAACACCTAAGCAGGTCAAAGAAGGCGTTGCTCCTGACCCGATTACAACTGGCACTCAGACTAAGGTAGAGAAGGATTTAATTGATATAACTTCAAACCTTCAAGAGTTGAATGCCATAGAGGAACAATTCGATGAAAGGTTCTTTACGTTCAGAGGTAAGATAGGTGCTGGATTAACAGCATTCTTTGAGAAAGCAGAAATTCCTACATCGGCAAAGCAAAAGAAGTTCCTTGCTGATAAATCAGCATTCTTCGCTGACTCCAAGAGGGTATTCTTAAAGTTCAGGAAGTTCATTACTGGTGTAGCAGGCGGAATAAAAGAGTTTAAGGAAATCGCTAAAGCGTCGATTGATCCAGAGAAAGATTCTCCGACTGAATTTCAGGCTAAATTTAAGTCGGTACGTGACAACGCTATTAGATTAAAGAACCTGATGAATGCCATACGTCAGTCAGGTTTTGATCCTACACCAGAGAACATCAAGAGTGCCTTAAGCGGGATAAGTCTGGACAGTATTCCAACCCAAACAGTTGAAGGCGTTACCCTTGAGTCGCTAAAGCAAGGTCAGCCTGCCGTGAAGCCTGCGGAACAACCAAAGGGACTTGACCCCAATAACCTTAACCCAGAAGACCTTGATAACCTAACACCAGAACAGTTACAGCAACTCTTAGGGGGCTTCAATGCCGGTAACTAAAGAGCAAATCCAAGCCGCTATCCAGAAGAAGAAGGGTGTAACTAGAGAGCAGGTTCAGGAGGCGATAAACAGGAAGCGAGCCCCTGCCGTCCAAGACGCTGTTCAGTCTGGGCAAGAGGCGGTAGGAGGTGCATCTGAAGCAATGCGGGCAAAAGCAGCACAGGCTATCGCGTCGGTACAGCCTGCCTTTCAGCAACTTACTCCACAGGCCCAACAACGAAGAGAAGCCGAAGCCCAAGAACTCCAGAGCGCAAGGGATAAAAGCCAAAGGACAGTAGACCGACTTGGTGGGATTGCTAAGTTCATTGGAAATGAAGGGCCAAGAGGTGCCTTAAGCGTCGCTGGTGGTATAGCTGGTGGGCCGGTGGGAGCCGGAATTGGCTCTGCGATTGGCAAGGGACTGTCAGAGTTAGGCAAGAAGGCTACAGGCCAAGAGACAGGCGGCCTTAAGTCGGTGGCTGTAGCTGGGGCAGAAGACCTTGCTTTTGATGCCGCAGGGCTTGGGATTGCCAAGGCAGGTAAGTTTGCATTCTCTCCTGTCATCAAGAGGATAGCCCCAAGAGTCTCGGCATTAGCAGACACCTTCAGGCAGTTCGGTGGAAAGTTCACGCCCGCTACATTGAACGAAGCTGGGATACTTAAATTCTTAGAGTCAGCATCCCGGAATAGTATTGGCGGCAAAGAGATACTAAATCAGTTTATAGACGAGCCGGGACAGAACGCACTGAAGAGGTTTACAAGGGTAATGGCTAATAACCTAGCTGACGGCGTGGCCAAGTTAGAGCCAGACATTATGGCTAATACGTTATTAGATGTCATAAAAGGCTCTGATGGTACGTTCGATGAAGTGTTCGGCCCTGCATGGGCGCAGCTTGACGAACTTACTAAAGGTGCTACGGTAAGCACTGCGGGTCTTAAGGACTTCGCAGAGGAACAGATATTTAAGATAAGCGGGATTGAAGCGTTAGCAGGTACACCAGAACTTGTAAGCATTGTCAATGGAGTAGACAAGCTTGGCCCAGAGGTAACATTCGAGCAGATGAGGGTTATAAAGGCTGGTCTAACTAAAAAGATTAAGAGCCTTAATATCAGTGGTGATGCAGCAGACGGGGTAGTAAAGAGACTTGTAACACTATCTAATGAGGCATTGCTCGACCCTAAATCAGTCAAGGGTGCTGGTAAGGAAGCAAGGCTTCTACATGCGAATCTAAAGAAAGCATACTCATCAGGCAAAGAAGCGTTCTCAACTGCGTTCCCAGACAAGCTTATAGCTGCATTAGATGACCCGCTTAGGAAGTCGGCGGCGGTAGAGAAGCTATTCCCGAATCAAGGCGTTGACAATATAAATAATATAAAAGGCGCATTAACTAAAACCCTTAAAGGCACGACTAACCCAGAGGGAGTTAAGACTTGGAACTCGCTTCAAAGACTGTGGTTTGAGGACTTAATAGAAAGGTCAACGAATAAGTCTGGGCAATTAGTAACTGCTACGCTAGAACAAAACATAAAGAAATTTGGACCTAAAGCAGTAAAGGAAATTCTTGGCCCAGAGCAAGCACGTAATCTTAGATTGTTGAGAGGGATGGCTAAGGGTGCTGCTCATAAACCGGCGGGCCTCATGTTCATGGTTAGACAGCTACAGATCGGCGGTGCTTTAGCGGCTGCCGGTGGTATACCAGGTGATGAACCGTCAGGGGTCCGAATAATAGGCGGAACATTAGCCTTAGCCCCAGCAGCCTACGCTCTCCTTGCCAGCTCAAGAGGTAGCAGTGCTTTGTTAAGAGCAGCACTTACTATTCCGAAAGGCTCTAAGCGAATGCCCGGCATGGTAATAAAGCTTGGTGCAGCATTGAGGCGAGAGCAGAAAAGATTACAGCCACCACCCAAGAGAACAAAGAAACAAAGAATTGAAGGCTTACGTAAAAAGGCAATCGAACTAGGCGCAAGAGACGAATAAAGGATAAAGCAGCATGGCAGAGAAACTAAAGGAATGGCAATCATCAATCATCTGGGTAATAGGTCTTATCTTTATCTGTGGGATGACGTACAAATCTGTTAGCAGTATGGACGGGAGAGTATCGACTAATACAACGTCCTGTAAGGAGAACAAAGAGCTAATCCACAAAGAAGAGGTGGGCCGAATAGCAATGCAAGGTGATATAAAGTCTACCAGAGAAGATGTATCTGAAATCAAAGGCGACGTTGAAAAGCTCGTTGAACACCTAATGAAATTTGATTATGAAGGTAAGGGTAAATAATGGCTAAGAAAAGACCTAAAGCTAAGATGAGGCCACGGCCCAAAGCAACCCGTAAGCCAAGACCAAAGGCAACAAAGAAGTAAGATTTCCTTGGCCCCTTGCCTAGAGGTATCTAGTCGCTACCTTGAAAGGGCAAGGGGTTTCCTATGGATTCTGACGAAACAAAAGCTTCCAATAAAGTCAAGGCCGAGCGTGATGCCTATAAGAAGGCAGTAGAAGACTTACGCCAATTCATAAGAGACATGTTAATAGAAGCAAAGAAATAGTCATCTCCCTCCTCTCAAAGGCCCCGTCGCTGGCTAACGCTGGCGGCGGGGTTATTTAAGCCACTGTCTCTGCTTAGGCCAATACTTACTGTGCCTGTTATTTAGTAAAGTGAAACATTCTTCCAATTCGTGGTCCCACCTAATGACCGCCCTTACATTATGGTTGATTCCGTAGTAGTCACCGCACCTTTTGCAGCCTAATTTCGCGCTGACGCCAGTGCATGAGACATCGACCACATCAAAATCGTGACCTACCAGTTTACATTTTAATCTACGTATCCATCGTTTCATTTTCATTCCTTTTAATAACTTCATAACATCTCCGCTATAACTCTGTCAACCACATGAGCCTCAACCCACTTCGGGCAGGCGTCGGCTATTTCAATCTTATCGACATACTTTATTGCCGTCCTCTTGGCTATATCCTTCATAGCTTCAGGGTGAGGGTGCCTTGTCTGTGAGCAGTCAGGCATATAGTCCGGTCTCTTCTCATACCCTCTATTCCTGTACTCTTTCTGCTTTAACGCTACACACGCCTTGCAGTAGGGCTTGACCGTCCCGCTTATGTAAACGCCATAGTGGGAGATGGGGTGAGGTTCGCCGCATTTCCTGCATTCTTTCATAATCTTCTCCTTCCCCCCTACCCCCATCGCGGAAAGGGGCAGGGGGAGTGCATGAACGGTTATTTCTTAATATATGTTACTGTCTTCTTTTCTTCCATCTCGAAAGCCTTGGAAACGTGACAACAGTCTTCCGGGCTTGACGATTCGGAATAGCATTGGCTTATTCCACATATACCCAAGAACCTATCTCCTATTGGGTAAACATTGATTGAGGTTTCGTACCACCTGTGCTTATCTACATTTAAATCCATCTCGCATGGTCTAATTTTCAAGTCGTACTCCATGTACTCATCGGCATCCCATAGAGAGTTAAACTTGTCTTCGTTAATCTTTGTCATTACTTCTTCAAATGTCATTTCATTCATCTTACTTTCCTTTCAAAATCTTAAATAACATTGGTATAACACTATCACTCACAGCGTCGATGCTGTTAGAGTCTGGTACTGATTCCATCTCACCCACGTATAAGGTCGAGAAGGGGCTTGTGCGTTCGATAGCCTTGCTCTTGGTGTAATACAGCAATAACCCTTGCGAAACGGACGATTGCCATTCTAGCACTATCCTCGCGTCTTCTGGCGTGTATGTTACTTTGAACCGTTCGTGGGCGTGGTGGTGGCTACAGCCGGCTAGGAGTAAGAGGGTTAATGCTAGATATTTCATTTTTCTTTCCTTTCAGTTATTAAGGATTACTTAACAACTTGATTATTGAAGCTTAAACGCCTTATATCCCAGCTTTGTTAGCTTCTTGTGTAGTTTCTTGGGGGAGACTATGCCCTTTTTCTTGAATATGCCAACGTAATACAGGAAGTTGTGGCAGAACTCACTACATATATTACGCTTATTGTCGGGGAAGTGGATTGGTGAGATGAATTTCAGCAAGTCCCACCGACTGTAACCCTTGTTAATCTTGACCTGATAATCCATATAGGCCATCCCCGCAGCAAAGGCGGTGTCGTTTTCTATCTCTATCTCAATATATCGCCAGTTCTCCGGGTGAGTAAGCACCTCGCTTGCCGGACGACAGACAGTGCCATTGTCCTCGCCCCGCATGGTGGCGGTGTGCATCGTACCTACGGGGACATTCTTTTTAAGTAGGCTGTCGTACCTTTCAAACATTTCTTTTTGCTTTGTTGCTGATACCCATTCCCTACGAGGGTCGTGTATCTCACAATGACTATACTTCGATCTTGTCCATACACTGATGAGCCAATTGGCGAGGTACTTCCACTTAAACTTGGGGGTGACGTAAAATAAGATTCTTGCTCGTTTCATGTTATCTCCTTATAAGATATTGTTTCGTATAATTCGTCTTCGGTTATCTCGCCGGCATGAGCCTTGTCGTGATCGCTCCTGCATAACGCAATTAGATTCTCAATGCAGTCCGCTTTGGGATTGCCGCCCATGCCCTTAGCGTGTATATGGTGGATGTCTTGGGCTGGCTGACTGCATATCTCGCAGATAACATCAGACTGTAGCTGGTAGTCGTGGAAGTCAAGATATATTCTTACGTGCTTCTTCATTCTGTTTATCCGTTTCTGCCCGATGGCAAGCCTTGCACATACAAACTTGAGGTTTATCTAAAACCTCTTTCCTGATGTACTCTACGATCTTATCCCAATTGATTCTTTTTTTATGATGAACTTGAACGTACACTTCTTTGCCCTTAGCCCTGCTCTGCTTGGCTCCGCACCGACAGCAGGTGTACTTAGCTTTTTTTAGCACCTTAAGGCGTTCCCGTGAGAAACCCCACACTCGCCTTACTCCAGCCACTATCCGGCTTGCAGGGGTATATGGTAGCTTCTTACCCATTAGTCATCCCCTTTTATTCTACAATCAGGACACAGGAAGTAATCATACTCCCACATTACGCATTCAGAATCATGCACGCCTGCCGCCTCTTCGTGTATCTTTGACCACTGATAGGGCTGGGACAGGGCGTGTTCTACTTTGCCACATTTCTTGCATTTGTATTCATCCATTTATCCGCTCCTTATTTAGCCATGCCCCATAAGTCTCACAGCCCAGACAAGGCTCTTTCATATCACAGTTACAGGCAGGGTCGCAAGGACAGGGGTGGAGGTCGGACTTCTTACCTACGGTTTCTTCCCAGCTTTTTATCTTACCTGGATTCTTCATGACTTCTCCTTTTCTACGCAGAGGGTTAGTAGGTCTTTATTCATTTTGACTTAACTCCCAATAACATGTTTTCCAATTCTTCCAAACAATACCGTCTTTGAAATTAGCATAACCGCCTGAGATCAAAGTGGTGTAAGGCTCGTGCATGTCGCCTGACATCTTAATCTTAGTACCGTCAAGCAAAACCCTTACAATGGCGTCTATAAGTTTATTCATTTTGAGCCTCGGTTTCTAATAATTCTGGGTTGTCGGTGGTGTTGCCTATGATTTCTGTATTGATACAGTACCCCTCTGATACAGGGAGGAAACTGCCTTCGTCAAATTTAATCACAGACACGCAATTAGGAATATCGGCACCAGAACTATTATACTCCGTGTACCTTATGATGTCGCCCTCGTACATATTGGTAGTTGTTTTGTCAGCAAGCCCCGTCCACATGCCGACAGAGGATGGGAGGACGATAACGGCTTTGCTTTTACCGATGGGTATTATCTGGTGAATTAAGTCGAAGTCAATATAACTTCCATAAACCCATTCACCTGTATCTTTTATTTTGCCTCTAAATTTATACTGCATATCATTCACCCCCTTTGCCAGAGTTGGCAATGAGGGTAAGTTTACGCACTTGACAGGTCAAACACTCGCATTCATGTCTATGTAACTTAGACTCACTGGATATGTTTTTAATCTTTGTTAAAATCAACTTATACCCGGCAAGCTCCTTAGTCAAGTCAAACATAGAGCAAATAGAGCATACGGGCTGTGACGGCTTCTTGTAATGCTTACCACATCCACACATTACCATAGATGTAGGGCAGTTATCTTTCATAGCAGCCTTAAGCTCGGTGATGCGGGCTTGCAGGGTGGCGATCTTGTTGTCAGCGTACTCAACATAACAGCTAGCACAGACCGCTTCGCCGTTCCAGTCATAGCTGGCGTCTTGGCCGGTTTCTGTTATTTGTGTTCCACACGTAAAGCATTTACTCATTTTGTCACCTCTTTCAAGCTTAACTCCATTTGTTTACAGGAACCCTTGCGGGGAGTGAAGCCGAACAGTTGCTTGAAATGCGGAGCGGCCAAGAATAAATCGCACCCGCTTGAGCCTGCCAATAGCATCCATCTACCTATCTCAGTCTCAGAGGGAGTCGGCTTGTTTATTCTTAAAGACATAGCAGAGTCCGTTATTTCGTCACCATCGTTTTTATCTCTCGTTACAAATACTAACATTACTTTACCTGCCTTTCGTATTTTTCAAATTCATAAACAAACACAAAGTCATTACGTTCCCATGAGCCGGGGTAGATGGATTCCCAGAGACTTTGAAACGAGTCTCTATATTCTCCATATCCGTAGAAGTCTTTGCCAGTAAGGTAATTCCTGTGCCATACTCTGCCTTGGTCGGTAAAGGAAATAACCCCTTCTGATTTTGCATCGGCTTGTGTTATATCCTTTACCCTCTCCACCCGAACCCCTGTAACCTTAAGGAAGATGCGGGCAGCCCATTTCGGCATGTGGATTGAAGGGATAACGACTTTATCTTCGCCTCGGCTCCACCATTGCTTATATTGCATGAACCATTCCGTCTGGTCGTCGCTGCCTACAGGAGTCTCAATATGAGTTCTATCGGCAGAGTAAAGAACATCAAAGTAAAGGCGTTCAGGTAGTTCGCGTTCACAAACCATCGTTTCCCGCACATACAGAATGTCGCCGACTTGGTATTTGGCGAACTTAGGGATAATCTCTGAATGGTCAATAGGTGTTTTAATTGAACCGTTAATCCCCGACTCAAAAGCCCAGTCGTCCCGGTCGCATTGATTTATAAACATCTTTCCGTGCTGTTTTACTGGTTGTGGCTTAATCGGCCTGCGATCCTGCGTCTGCCTACCAGCAAGGATATTCTGGGCTACTTGGGTATTGGCTAGTAATGGTTTCATCTTCTTATTCCTTTCCTTTCTGGCTCATTACCCCCCGATTTCAGGGGACTTTAGGATTTATAAGGCCGATACGGGAATAATGGGCACTGTGGGGAGGTGCAGGTCTTAACTTCGTTTCTCGCCCACCCCATGCACTCTAAGCACTGGGCTTTAATTCCGGCTGTTTTGCTTTTTCCGGACATAGCCCTGTCGTAAATACCTCTGTATAATTCGGGCATGTCGGCTCGTCTTTTGGCTATCTTTTCTTCTGAGTTCATTCTTATTCCTTTCGTTAAGTCAGGTGGACGGTCGCCCGCCCACCCCTTTGTCCTGCAAAAAAGCTTGATACGCTACCAACTGAGAATACATGCCTTTCATAATAAAAATAGCGTACCTTTCCTGGTTATCACAACCCCTTACCCTCTGCCCCTGATCGCAGAGACAGGTCAATAGGGGGGCGGGGGGTTGGTTTATATGATACAACCCCAGCAAACCCATGTAGGCTAGTACATTAAGGAGGCAGGTATGGAGGATACCTGTTGGATTTGCCGGGGTTAAAATTTTGTTAGTACTAGCCATAATTAAACTATACCCTATATTTGGGGGTTGTCAAGCCCATCAAGATTTATTTATTTTGTCCTCCAGAACTTCCACCACTTGCGGGTGTAATGAGTACACGTCCAGTTTGGGTTAGCTTGCCAGCACCATTTCTTATCGACTTTGCTACACAGGCAAACAGATAGGCAATAGTAATTAAAACAGTGATTACAATCCTTACATCGTTTCATCTTTCTTTCCTTTCTTAAATAAATCCTTTTTTCTTGCGATAAGCCTTCAAGTCCTCAATAATCTGCCCCGTCTTCGATAGCGTCTCAACAGGCTCAGGCTCTACGATCTCAACAGGCTTGCCTTCCTGAACAATCCCTTCTGGTCGTTTGAATCTCATCTTGAACCTTTCAGGCTTTGCCATGTCAGGCCGTTCGTCCAGTACCCAGCCCCTAAAGTCGTCATCGTCCCGGCAGTCGGCCATGAAGTCGTCGTCGGCCTTCAGATTAGCGACAGTCCAGTTAGCCACCTTGCTGCGGTGTAGGGCTTGTTTGGCGGATAGGGTCATTTTGTTTGCCTTGGTTGTTGTATCATTTTATGACAAATTGAACAATACTGAGTCCCGTTTCCTCCCCATAATATATCATCGGGGTACGTTGTGCATTTGTGGAACTTCAATCTTAGCCATTTAAGAAATATTTTCATTCATTATTCACCTTCCGTATATCTTATTTTCATAATAGAATTGATCGCATCTCATATCGACACGCTTGCACATTGATCTAAAAGCCCTCTTGGCTAGTTCTGGCGTCTTGTGGTTGCCGGTTGCAATAGAACCAGTCCTAACTTCTACGTGGACAGAATAGGTCGCCTTGTTCCATCTGAACACCTTAGCCTCTATCTTTTTGGGTGCTACTGGTACTTTGGGGTGATTGTGTACCCACTTGTGATTTACCGGGTCATAAACTTTGCCGTCTGTGCGGTTGTTCTTTACTGGATAGAGCGTCAGTTTCATTTCAAACTCCTATAATCAAATTCTTTGTTTCTGTGTAGGGCTTGTTTGTCGGATAGGGTCATTTGAATTTCCCTATAAGGTCTGACTGTTCTTCAATGATACGTAGCTGGTCATTGTAGGCATCGCGTAACTTTTCATACTTGTCACGGTATCGAAGCATTATATCGCGTGTATATTTCACATCAGCGTTAAGAGTGGCGATCTCTGCGTCAGCTTTATCGCACAAGGCCATAGCCTCATCCCAGTTCTCGTCTGAATAGTTCTGTGGCTGTACTGATATTCTTGCTAACTCTGTTGCGTAGTTCATGTCGTCTCCTTTATGCTTAAGCTATATACACCAACGCCGAGGCTCACTGCTTTCATGCGCATGCTTTTGCCGTCAATAACTATGAAGTCTTGATTATTCAAGAGCATATACCGCCATACTTTAACCGGAACCCTACAAGGTCTCTTAATACCTTGCCTAAAATCATCCCTTATGTTCATAACCATTCTATCTAGTTTAATAATTTTATCTAGTTCCGGTATTCTCTGGTTCGGGCTACCATCCTGCTGGCTTGTTATCTTTTTCATTTCAAACTCCTATACTGAAATTCATCTTAAAATCTGTATCCTTGCTGCGGCGTAGGGCTTGCTTGGCGGATAGGGTCATGGGCTTATTCCAGCGGAATCATTCGGTTTTCTTCAATTAAAAGAAGGTTTGCTTTATATAAATCCGGGTCTTCGTCACCTTCCCATTTGACGATAGCCCATTTCCTTCCTTCAATCTTAATCCATCCATAAAAAACACCATCCCAAGATGACTTATCAGTGTTTTCTTTCCCCTTACAATTACACGGGGTATCCCATATTAAATTCTTTCCGCTCATTTCAAACTCCTATAAGAAAATTCATCTTTCATTCGACTCATAAATAATGCTATTTGTTATTTTCTTCAAAGGCTGGGCCGAGTATATCTGTTAATCTTTTGGACATTGCTTTTAACTTATCCGTGTCAACTTTCTTATAAGGACCCATAGGAGCATCCATCCATTCCTTGTCTTCGTCAGAGATCTTTTCGAGAAGTACAGTATTTACTACACTTTCGCCGATACGCATACTCTCGGTGGCCTTAAGTTGTGCTTCAAGTTCAGCAATGTGACTTCTTAAATCGGTTTCCGTTTCTTCTAGCTGGACAATTCTCTTGATAAGTCTGGCTATTTTCTTCTGGTATAGTCTCTGGCTATGCATTGCTTTGCTCCTCTATTGGTTCCCAACATTTAAAGCAAATAAAACTCGCTCTATATACATTGCCCCACTTTTCATGCTTTAAAGGTTCTTTGTGCGTTGTCCATGAGCCGCATATTACGCATGGCCCTCTATCATTGCCTAATTTCTTCACTCTTTTATTTTTCACTGGATATAGTTTCATTATTTTAACCCCTCCAATGCTCTTTGTTTCCTTATCTCTTGGATAGCGTAGTAAGCAGCCCTTTCTTTTCTGTCGCTCTCTTTGTTCATTTCGGCGGCATCGGCCCTTAATTTACATATCATCTTACGGTAAGCGGCAGTCTTTTCAACTCCTGGCTTTGCTTTATAAGTACCTTTTTTAATCTTTGCCATCATTTCATTTCCTTTTTAACCTTAGCCACGAACATACGCATTAAATCGCCGTGGTTCTTTGAATTAACCTTGCAATACTCTTTTATGTCAACAATTGTTTCGATAAGGTATATATACATGCTCGGTATTACCTCTTTTTTACTGTAGCAATATCTCGCTAATTTCTTTAGCGTGTTAATCTCGTATTGGGTTTCTGGAGATAGTTCATCAATGAATAGTTTTTCAATAGATTCTTTCGTCAAACTAAAATCTAAAGGCTTTTTAGTTTTAGTCTTGTCATTCTTTTCCTTCTTTACTTTATTGTTTGTGGTTATCTGTTGGTTATCTGTTGGTTGTTTGTTGGTTATCTGTTGGTTGGCTGGCTGGCTGGCTGGCTGGTTAGCTGTGATCACATCAGGTTGATAAGTGCAGTAGTTACATATAGTTATAAGAGAAAACCTGTTGGTTGGTTTGATGGTTATGTCGCTGGTTGATTTTAGCCTTTTTAAGCAACCCCTTATTTTCTGTTCAGATAATCCAGTTTCCTCGCTTAATCGTTTCCTACCTGTCACAAGTTGCCCCTTTTTTATAGGGATACCTTGCCAGGTGCCGTCTTGGTGATTAGCTTTCAATAGCAGGTATATAAACACAAGTAACATTTCCGGTTGATGGAACCATTCCCATTCGATAAGTTTACGGTGTAGTTTTATCCAACCTTGCATGATGTGTTCCAATAAAAAGAGGCCGGAAGCAGTCTGCTAAGAAAACAACCCAAAAGGAAGTGTCTGCTCCGGCCAATATCAATCAAAGGAAATTTTGAGTTTATTCTTAGCATGTCACTATATTACTCCATTGTTGCGTATATGTCAAAGAAATTCCTTCAATTATTAAATAAATTATCGAGCAAATCCCTTGCCCATGTCAGTCTTCTCTCCAGTCGTCACTAATCCACGCATCAGCGGCAATAATAAGATCGTCTTCGGTGTCGTGATTAGATCCCCTGAGGTGGACTGTGAGAGTTGCCATCTCTTGCCACCATGACAGGGAAATAACGTGAGTGGGTACATCGTCCACAACCATGTTCATTCCTATATTTGGAACAAAAGGTATAGACGAGTCTTTGTAAAAAGTTCTTTCTATTCTAAGTTCTGAACAACTTAATTTATAAACAAAAGTACATTTCATAATTGATTCCTTTCTTGCCCATTGGTTATGCTTTCAGTCTCCAAGTATGCACCATCTTGCCATACCTGCCCTCAGCCATATATTCCGTCTTTACAAGCACGCCCCTATTTGTAAGATTGGTCATGGCTCGGCGGACGGAGGTAAGGGGTATTTTGTCGTTGAACACACGTATCGCTATCCAGCCGGGGCTTGCTAGTCTGACGACATGTTCCTTGAAGAAGTCATGTATCGCCTGTTCCTGGGTCTCGGCCTTCCGCTTGCTATCTTCTAGCGTCTTGCCTGTTTCTTTGTTTGTGTTGTAGTACATTTTACTGCCCTTTCTGCCTTGGATATAGCCTCTCTTATTCTAATTCCTATTTCAGACTTAGCACCTTGATGGTGCTTTTCGGCTTCTTTTAATACAGCAATAAGTTTAATTACTTTGCTTGTTAAGTCCCTTATCGAAGCAGATTCTTGAAGTCCAAGCTTTGCCATAACCTGAACTAAGCCCATTAAAATTTCTTCTTTGGTTTCTTTCATGTCATTGTCCTTTCTCGGCGAGGGCAAGGGCTTCGATAATATCCTTTTGAGCTTTTGAATGAGGCTTAATATGACTGCCTTGGTCTAAATAATCACGAAGCCTTTCAAGTAGCTCATACATGGCGGGAGCCGAGGCTATGAGGTTACGTCTCTTGAAATCCTTAATCCACCCAGGACCAAAAATATGAACCAACGATTTAGGGTCTAACATTTGCGATCTGTGCGTTTCAATGCTCAAGTTACCAAGATAACCAACTCCCATATCGTGTTTGTCGCAATCACACCTTGCTTTGTACGTTAATAAAATTTCTTCTTCTGTAAATTCACTCATTACTCTATTCCTTTCCTTAAGTCTTTATCAGGAGGGGCAATGCCCCAATTCATTTGTACAGACTTAGCCAGTATTTCTTCAATAAAGGCCGTCATATTCTTCTTGCCGACACCGCTAGTCGTTAGCCTGCCGATAGGTATCTTCTGCCCGTCCACGCCCTGCATGAAATATATGTCTTGCTTGAGCAAGGCAAGGCCGCTACAAAGCCGTTTAACCTCATCATCCCACCAGTAGGTGCTTTCCCGGTTCTCGTCGTGCTTTGCCAGCCACGGCAACGCTACGCCCTTGTACCAGCGTCTCTGTCTGTCCGTGATGTAGTCGATGGGACCAAGTATCTTAATCCCCCCACCCGGCTTCAACTCGGCCAGAATCTCTTTCAGGGGCTTTTCAAAGGTCATCATGCCATTGACTGATTTGATTTGGTAGGTTGCCATTACTTCTCCTTTACATCACAGAATAGTTCCATTTCCGCAGCCTCTATCTTACGCTGAACAAACTCGTAAGCCCTGACATATTCCTGCCTCGGGCAATACTCGCATAGGTTCCTGACCGCTACGCAGTCGGCTTTGAGTTGGGGTAGGGTTCTCATCATTATTGCTCCTTATAAAAGTTTCCCCCGCCGCCAAGCCCGGCGACGAGGGGTAGGAAGGTGTTTATTTTAGAACGGGGGGTCTTCTATGTCACTATAATCCGTAATGTCTTCTGGGGGAGGGGAGCCGTCAGCGTTCACGTTATCCTTACCCTTAAACTCCTCTGATTCCTTAACCATCCTCTGCGCCCATTCAGGGACGCCGGTAAAGTCAAAGCCATTGTCAGAGATAGAGAAGTTTACAAGCGTATTCTCTGGAACCAGCTTTCCCATGCCCTGCATTAAAGGAGTGATAGAGGCAATGTCGTCTTTCATGCTCTTATCGGCCTTTTGTTTGTGGGCGATGTTCAACAGGCAATTAGCACCGATGAGCTTGGTTATATCAAATCCCGCCTTTTCCTGCTCGGAAAACTCTTTGCCCCGCCAGGAGGTCAGGTCTTTGCACATATTGGAATCGGGGTGCAGGGAGATGTTATAAAACTTATTGATGCCCTTTGGCCTGTCAACCTTATCCTCATCTTCGTATCGCAGAGACGGAATCTCAAACAGCACAACGGCTTCATGCTTAATTCCGTAACGACCTTCTCTGTGTCCTAGCTCGATAACGCCGAAGCAGACCGCTTGGACATTGCCGGTGGGGAGGAGTTCTCTAGGACTTCCTGTTTCTTTTGCTAAAATGCTCATGTTTCTTACCTTTCTTTAAGTCTATTTCAATTATATCATGGGTTGTTCCCGGCGCCCGCTTCGGGTAGGGGATGTATTCGGGTGGGGTATTGTCGTGATTCGCGTTCATAATTACACCTCTCGCACGTTTCTGTTTCAAAATCAAAGTCTTCAAAGTCCGTATCGATCATATTCTCACACTCTGCGCATAGCATAACACTCATGGCTTGGCCCCTGCTTTGGCTTTACATATAACAGCCATTTTCTTATGCCATTCTATTTTCTTTTCATGACTCTTTGCCTCTCTCATGTGATACCCAGCGTTCCATGAGTAGTTCTTGTTCGGTTTTCCTTTGATATGCTCGGCTTTTGTTTCAAGCTCTTTGTTTTGCTCGGCAACTTTAAGGAGGGCATACTTCATTGCGTCATCTGCTGTTTCAAACACTACATCAGACTGATAAAGACTATAGCCGGACACATATTTAACTTTCTGGCCTTGGCTTGTTAATTCTATTTGTACCTCATTCACTACTATAGTTTCCGTTCCGGCCTCTAGCCTGTAGTCTGATATATATCCATTGGGGTTTGTTCCTGCTCCATTAGTACAGAAATTGCAAGGCATGGTAACAATATCTCCGTTTCCGAGTATCAAGCCAACAGACCCTTTCTTGAAGCATACAGGGCAATCAACGTGGAACTTTCTTCGGTTAAACTTTGCAACATATATAACGTCGTCAACTTTGTACATTCTTATTTCCTTTCAAAAAAGTTTCTGTCATAACCCTTTCTCGGCTTACTCACTGCCTCAACCTCGCGCCGCCTTAGCTCATTATCAAACTTAACGGTATCTTCAAACAAAGGCAGTTCCTTATACTTATGGTCGAACCAATGCGTCTTCATTGCCTTAAGGTCGCCGGAGGTAATGTCTTTAACCTCGATCTCACCTCTTATGTATCTGTCGTATAGGAGTTGTTTCTGTAAATTAGTCATGGCTTAGCCTCGTATTTCTCACATCGCCCAGCAGTGCGTTCAGATACGCAGAAATAATAGTCGTCATCGCTTAAGCTTGTCTTGGTAAGGTAAGATGGTCTTTTAGAAATTCCGCATCTAGCATATATAATATTGCCTGATTCAGGGATTAAGCAATGCTTGCAATCTTCACAGTACTGCTTAGGCTTAGGATGCCTTATAATAAAGCCGTCTCGTTTCTCATGCCCTGAGTCTATAAGTTCTTTCTTGTAGTCTTCTGCTCTTTGCTCTGCGTCACTCATGGCTTGCTCCTGAATAAACAATGGGTGGGGGTGAGGACTTCTATGCTATTTAGAGCTACGGTCTTAATAAGGGCATGCGTGAGTCCATTATCTACGCCAACGTATCTTCGAGCGTCTGTCATTACCGTCCCGTCCTTATATTTAAAACCGAGGAAGTCAGGCATTGCCTGGGCCATTGCTAGGCTGAAATTGACGCCATTGACATAGTTAAACACCAGCCTTTCCTCTAAGTCATGGATAAATATATGGCACTCCACCATCTCCGACTTCTTCGCCTCTGCAAGTTCATCCCGAAGCTCTTCAAGTTCATGGACAAGTATTTTGCCGTTAATCTCATTAGATTCTTGCTCTACCCTGTTCTGTTCCTGTTTAGCCTGTATCTCGGCCATCCTTGTTACCAATAATGATTCTTTGTCACTCATAATCTTCCTTTCGTTAAATAAGGACTCCCCAGCACTTTCCCTTATAAAATAGTTATGTGCATTTATTGCACGTTGGTTATAGGTGGGCAGGCTTGGCCTAGCAACAGTATATATTATCGACCGGCTACTATCAGTCTCCCGCCCAAAGGCGAAAGCCACTGCCCCATATTAACTTTTTAAATGCCCTCGGCTGGATTCGAACCAGCGTCTTGCCCTCCCGTTTATTCCGAAGAAATACATAGGGCACGCTCTACTTGAGCTACGAGGACGGGTGGGGCAGGCATTGGACTGCAATATTCCCCGTGTCTACCACGAGTCGGCATTACCCTATCAGACTACCACGCCACTGCCCCATATTAACTTTTAAATGCCCCCCACCACATTGGCAAGGGGCGACGGCAAGTGGTATTATGTACCAGCTTTCAGGCTAGATAATAAAAACCATCTTCGTTTCTGCCCGCTTAGCGGGCGTAAGCTGATATATCTTGCCGTTATTTCTTAGCACTTGCATTTCTTGCGGGCGTCTCAGTAGCGGGTGAAGGTGTTACGTTCGCCGAACTTTGCAAGAAACTCTGCTTGAGGGATTTCTCTCCAACTACTTACAGGAGTAGAGTCCCCATATCTATTTCCATTTTTCAGGCAGGCCATAACCACTTCCATTGTAAGGCTTGACACAAGGATAGTTTTTTCTCCTTCGTCGTCCTTAAACCTATCCCCTACTGAGTAAGTAACCTCACTGTCGGCGATCAGCGTCTTAATCCTTTGGATTTCCTTGTCTGCGGTTCCTATGGCAAGCTTTTTGTCTTGCCTTGCCTGTTCTAACTGTGCTTGTAATTCCATAATCCTATCCCTTAAATTGATGTTTGCTTTGCTTCTATTCCGTCTAACGCCTGCTCAACGGCATAGAGGTTATCTGCCTTAATATCACCGCCCTGTAAGTAATAACGCAAGCCAGTGTAGTTTGAGGCGAGTATAAGCTGGCAGGCGTTTACGTCAAGGTTGGTCATGCGGGTCTTGATCTCGTCTCGTTTTTCTGTTGGGGTCATAATATCCTCGTAAAATAATAACTTGCTTACCCTTATACTATACCCGATTAAAATAGGTTTGTCAACCAGGTTAGTGAAAAAAGTTTAATTTTCGTTGATTTTCTTTGCTTTGGTTAGGATGGCTGCTAGTTCGGTTATGACTTTATACTCAAATTCTAAGCTGCTCATCTCTGCTCGTGCCTGCTTATCTATGAAAGATGTGAGCTCATTGAACAAACTCTCCTTAGCCTTAAGCCCGTCATAGGCGAGAGCGGAGGCATGTAGCGTATCAAAGCACTCTTCTATTGGCAGGATAATATCGTCTGAATACTTAATAAGCTGAGGTATCCCGCACATAGGGCATTTATTTATCTTTTCCATAACATCCTACTTTCTTAGCTCTTTGAGCCGTCTAAAATGCCAGATGAATGTTCCGTTGATCTTCCTGCACCGGATTAGCTGCCGGACGTGCCAGGCGATGGCTTGTCTATTAGTCATTTTGATTCCCCTTTCTACAGCTACGGGCTTTAACTAAGTCATTCCTACCTATGTAGGGTGCGTTAAAATTACGGTACGCATACAAAGGGCATGATTTATGGGTACACTCTACAGGGGCGTAGGTAAAGCCACCTCGGCTTTGCCCGCTTGGGCATTGGTTGCAATATGCTTTTATAGCCTTTAACGGCGTCTTGTGAGGCGTTCTTTTATGCGCCCTTATTGCGTCTTTTTGCAATCGCACCTTTCTGTCGGCCCTCTTTTTCTTTTGAGCTGCTACCTTTTCAGGGTTGTTTGCCATCCATTTCATAGCATTTTGGCTTGCATTATAATCAGTCATTTAACAACTCCCTCCAGTCATAGCCCGCAAGAGCCATGATACCGGCAAGGAGGGCGAATAATATTGCTTTGGTTAGTTTCATTTTTCACTTCCTTTCACTACATTATTATCCTTTACACTGTCACTACTATTATTATAACACACATAATCCGTTTGTCAAGCTGGTTTGAGACACTAATCACAATTTAATGAAAATAATCAGAAAATCCTTGCAATTAGCCCGTAAAGGCGTATAATAATAAGATAACCCCCGCCCACCGGATCAGGGCAGGCAGGGTTGCTCATTATGAAAAAGTTAATAGGTTAGTTAAGATCAGTCGTAATAGGTATAGCCTTTGCAAGTGGCAACCTTTTTACGGCCGAAATCCACCTTGTCGCTTGCCATGTACTTACTGCCAAAAGAACACTCGCAAGACGCCCAAAGGCAATTTACACAACCGAGCGGGGATGATCTTACTTCTTTTGGGGCTTTATGGTCGTCGGCGGGCTTTGTAAGGTAATCAGCTATAAGCTTGTCTGTTTCCGGTTTAATTTTATCGAATGCTTCTCTAAATGCTCTATCCATCGTTAATACTCCTAAAAAAAGTTAATAATTAACAAACGGCAGCTATTACCCTGCCGAGAGTTAAGCACTAACTAATAAGACGACCCTGCAAGCTGTTTGACGGTCTTTTCGGCCATATAGCGGGTAAGGCTGCAAAAGTCGCCTACGGTCTTTATATCGCCGTCCAGGCTCATGTGTCGGACGCTAAACTGTCTCTTGCCGTGCGGAGGCTGCTCAGAGGTGACAAAATAGTAATTATCACCTTTTGAACGGACAATACCAATGCGAGACCTGAAAAATCTCATTGTTTCCTTGTCGAAAAAGTGACCGCCGCCATTATTCCTGTTTTTGTATTCGATCTCTAAACTCATAACAACACCTTCTTTCTAATTAAAATAACATTTATTATCATTCCTTACGAGGCTATAAAAGAAAAGCCAGGTTATAGCAAATATCATAATACACCTCGATTTAAACTGTAGGCACTTTAAGTACAACCGATGCGGATGTAATATCCTGTACTTGCCAGTGCTTGCTTGTGTCTAAGTGGTTTATAATCCAGTGCTTAGCGTCCGTATAGCTTGCAACCTCTTGGACGTGACTTTCGGCATCTGACTTGTTTGTGATTAAAACTCTCATTTTCATAAACTCCTTTACATTAAACAACATTATCACTTTAATCCTTACCCTGCATTTGATGCACTTGCCATATTACGCAAGGGGTAAGGGGGGGAGAGGCTAGATAAAAGCCTTATGAATGCGAATACGTGAGAAGGTTGCTTGTTTACCCGCTCTGTATATCTTATCAGCATCCATCGAATACCAGCAAGGGCCATAATAAGCGATCTTGCGATTAACAGCCTTATCGGTGGTAGTAAAGGGCAAGTCCATTACAAGGCCCTGTTTGAGTAAATCTTTAATAGTATTCATAATCAGCAATCCTTAAAAAGAGTTAATAAAGTTAAGCCCTTGCCAGCATCGAAACATACGCCCATTATCGGCGGCAAGGGGGGGAAGGTTAGGCAAAATCAGACAAGATACGCTTTATTGCTGTTTCAATGTGAGTATCGTCTAATCCAGCGGCGTAAAGGGTTTTACAATCATACTTGCTTGCGTGGAATATAGCCCAACAAAAAGATATAAACTGGCTTTTAACAAACTTGATGTTTTGGCGTAGCTCAATGATGACTTTCAAGCTGTGATTAGATAAAACAGAATCAATAGCGTCACATACTTCACCAAATAGCTCTTTCGACATTTTCATAATCATAATCCTTTAAATAAAAGTAATAATTAACCATGAATCAAAATAACATTGCAATCGGGATTCAAAGCTTTAATACGGGTCAGAACCATGTCGGCGATAGTTTTCATAATAAAACTCCAATAAACAAAAGATAATTAACATTCAATACACTAATACTATAAGGTCTAATCGACAGAAAGCAAATATAAAATGAAAGTAATTTGATAAAAAGGAATAAACTGTAAAAATAAAAAGAAAATCCTTGCAATTACAAGGAAAGAGAGTATAATAAAAGGTGATAAGTATATAAATAGGGACAAAATAGCAATGCCAAGAGTACCGGGATCATTAACAGCAAAGCAAAAAGAAGCGGTAAGGCTCTACACAACACCGGGAATATACATAGACAACGACAAAAGCAGGCAAACATACAAAAACCAAACATTATCAGCAATAGGAGCAGGATATGTAGCACAATGGGCAAATAACAACATAAAACAAATATTCACACCAAAGACGCTAGCAGTGATAAGCAAGAAAGAGCTTATAGTAGCTAAAAAGGCAGATATAACCGTAGCTGAACTAGTAGAAGGCTTTAAAACAATGGCATTCCCAGGAGAAGGCGTTGCAACGGTCAATAACGGTGACAAGCTCAGGGCAATGGAGTTATTGGGCAAATACAAGGCAATGTTCAAAGAAGTGGCTATAAACATCAACGCCGACATCCCTTCCGACCCTGCTTTGCGGTTACAGTGGTGTAAGGAAGAAATAGCCCGTATTGAGACCCATAAGGGGATTATAGCGGATTACGATAGCACAAAGACAGCAATAGCGACTAGGTTTTAATATAAGGATAGATTATGAATACATGCGAAGTATGCGGAATAGATTGTACAGGCAAGACCTGTTCAGGATCATGCAGGGCTAAGCTTTCAAGGCGCACGCAAGACCCAGAGCGCACGGTCGAAGCGCACGGTATTGAAGCGCACGCACCAAGCGCACGCGCAGCCAGAACTAACCCTGATCTAATCAACACCGGCCCACCGATGACAGCCCACCAGCTGGAGAAGGCAGGCCTGAAGGCTAACCACGTACCGATACCAGGTGACAGTGATTACAAGGGCTGCTGCAAGCTCATAGGTGACAAGTGGTACGTCAAAGGCTCACCAGAGGCAAAGCAGGCAGAAGCGGGCCTAATGGAGGCTGTAGCATGAGGCAGACGCACAGGCAGGCACAGGACAATACACGACAGGTCGGGAAGAGTACGTGCCTGGGCATGGGGGGACCTTACCCCCTCCCCCCCCCTTATGGTGCTATACCTCCCCCCCACAGTCGCGCCCCCATATCTCAATTACAGGACAAGGCAGGTATAGAAGCTTATGTTAGATAAGGCTATATAATATGACACGTGGTAGATATGATGGTAATACTTTAGACGGCAACTTTTCTTGGCTTGGTTCAGGCGTTACTCTTGACATGTCTGATGGAGAGAAGGCTTTTCATATACTTACTGATGTGATGTCTTCTTTTGTTATTGCTGACCTTGTTACACTGGCTAGGTATTTAGATATTGACACTGATACAGGTAACGAGAAGATTGACTTTGGTAGTGTGGCGGTTAACCCGGACTATGCCTTTCTTGGCACAGGCCGTCTTACTGCTCCGGGTAGTTTCAAGTTACCATCCGTTACAGACGCCGGCCCAATGACGGCTACGTCAGGCGAGGAAAGAGATTTAGTATATAATGAATCTGATAGTAAGGTTTATGTTTGTACAGTAACCGGCAGTCCTGCTACTTGGGCTGCTTTGAATTAAGGATAGATTATGGCAACACCTATATATGTGAACCCAGCATCAACAAATGATACAGGCGACGGTACGACTCCTACGGCTGGTACGGGTGGCACATCTGCTAAGAAAACCATTGACGCGGCTTTGAACGCTGTAGACGATAATGGTCAAGTTATTCTAGTGGCTGGTGACTATAGTGACACCACTCAAGGAGCGACTTGGCAGATAGACTTCGATTCAGGTGTAAATATAAATGTTGAGTTGATTGCCAACGAGGGAGCTACGATTGCTCTTGCACCTACACACGCTTTGCCGATATATGTAGCTGGATCTGGCCCTGACGGTAAAAAGCTAACTTTCACTAACTTGACGCTAACATGCAATACTGCTAACCGCCTCTTACAGCAGGAAGGTGCTAATATTATGTCATTCGTTGGTTGTATAATCAGCGATATCCCGGCAGAAAAAACAAATGAGATTGATTACTGTGCCGGGACAGACACGCCAGGAATAGAAAGATTCATTAACTGCACTGTGACTGCTTACAACGACCTCCTTCGCTTTGTTAACGTAAGGGATCGTGTTGAAATCATTGGCTGTAATATAACCGTTGGAAGGACCTTGTGGACATGGGACGGCCAGGGCGTGACGGATATTATTATTAAGAACAGTGATATTAACGGGTCTGGGATTACTGCCGCATCATTGCTTACACTTGGATATGAATACAATAGCTCAATTCCGGCTATAGCGGACTGGAGTAACGCCGTAGATTATACGGTTGGTCAATACGCGGCAGAGGCTGGCGATGTTTATCAATGTCTGGTAGACAATGGGCCTGGCGGTGTTGGGGCGATAGTGCCGGGATCTGGCACTAATTGGAGACTATATTGGGTTCGTCCAACACTTGGTCATGCTGTTGTAACAGGTAATGACATCGCTTTTGATGCTGTAGAAGCCAATCATGCGATTCTTATTGGTTGGGGTTTTGATTCTGTAACCGTAGCGAATAACAAAGTCCAGAACGGCGACAGGCAGATCGTCGTTAAGAATCTCGGCAGTCACATACTGAACAATATCTGTTTAGGTGCTCATCCGATTAACTTATTTTCAGGCGGTCGTCATTCTATCGTCAATAATACTTGCGTTGCCAGCTCTGGCACTGCGATGTTGTTAGACGATCAGGAAAGTCAATATACGGTCAGCAATGAAATAATAAATAATATCTTCGTCGCTGATGGGGCCGGTACAAAGGCTCTGTTTGTACTTGACGCTACGACCGCACCGACCAATACTTTTGATTATAACTGTTATTGGGCACAGAATGGGGCAGTCTTAGCAACTATCGGTGGTGTTCAGTGTGATACACTTGCAGAGATACAGGCAAGGTGGACAGCTTTGGGCAGGCCGGATAATGATGCAAACAGTATTGTTGCTGATCCTCAACTCGATGCAGACTACAAACCAACAAACCCAGACGTAGTAAACGGCGGAAGACCAGATTCAAGTGGGAATAAAACGTCAATGGGCGGTATTCCAACAAAGACGGTTTCTCCAGAAATAAGAGCAAGATATTCGACTAATATAGTATAAAGGAAATAAAATGAGAGTAAACTGTAAAACAAGCGACTTTAAACCAGTAGGCAGAAAGATCGTAGTAGAAATGGACAAAGTAGACAGGATAGGCTCCATCATACTCCCGAAAGAGCAAAAGACGACTACAGGTACAGTAAAGTGTGTCGGCCCTAACGTTATTGACATCAAGGGTGGTGATAAGGTTATATTAGGTCAGTTCAAAGGAACAGAGTACGAGTTTGACGATGGCGTGAATACAATGTGCTTTGAAGAGCATGTATTGGCGGTGTACGAATGATAGGTCTTGTATTAGCTGTAATATTGGTGATTTCTCTATGCTGGATGGCTGACTTATGATTATCGGTATTTGGAATATAATTATGATTTCAATAATTGTAGGATACTTTATTGAGTAATTTTGACTATCTAACTTGGATGGCAGACAATCTAAAGATAATCTCTATGTATGGAGATGTTCTTTACTTGAGGTGTAATCCTGCGCAGTTAATGGTACATAAGACTCTACAACTCCAGCAGGAAAAGGAATTACCTGTACGCGCCATAGTCTTAAAGGCTCGGCGCGAAGGCGTTTCGACATACACAGAAGGAAGATTCTTTGCAGACATAAACAGGTTTGAAAATAGATATGCCTGTGTGTGTTCTGCCGACTCTGACGCCACTGATAAAGTATTTAAGATGGCAACCATGTTCCAGGAGAATATGCCAGTCTATTCAGTCAGAAAGACTAAGTATAGCTCTAAAAAGGAAATAACCTATGAAGCCCCGCATCGGTCGTCGTTTTTATGTCAGACCTCTGGGAAGGGCGTCCTTGGCAGAGGTGGTCTTACCCACTACTTCCACGCCACTGAATTTGCGTTCTGGGATAGAGCGAAGGAACAGTTCGGCGGTGCGGCTCAGGAAGTCCCGGACTCGAAGGATACAGCAATCCTTATCGAAAGCACAGCAAACGGCGTAGGTGACGCTTTTTATGACATATTCCAGCAGGCTTTAATAGATTGGGAAGAAACACAAGACCTTAACAACTATCTACCGATATTTTTACCATGGTATATATTCCCTGACTACCAAAGACCAATAACAGGAAACTTCAAGCTTGATGCCGAAGAAACCCATATCCTTGAAAAACATGGACTAAAGACTGAACAACTAGCATGGCGAAGATGGGCAATAAAGAATAAATGCCAAGGAGATTTGTCATTATTTAAGCAGGAATATCCTGCAACTCCATTAGAGGCTTTCCAGCAGTCAGGGAATCCAGTATTCTCAGGTGGAATGCTTAAAAAGCAGGAAGAATCACTTAAGCAGGTAAAATATGCCATATTTGAGCGTAGAGGTGAGGTTTATCTTGACGAAGTTGACCAGCGAATGAATTGCTGGCAGGTCTACAAGGAAATGGAAGAAGGACACCAATATTCCATAGGTTGCGACACGATGGAAGGCAAAAGCGTTGATCCGTCCAACGAGCGAGCCGCAGTAGACTATCACGGCATGAGTGTGTTCGACAGATCAACAGGAGAGTTTGTAGCGGCCTACAAAGGACGTGGTGAGCAGATTGACGTAGCAGAACAGCTTATTAACGCTGGTATTTATTATAATATGGCCTTCCTTGCCCCAGAGATACCAAACGGTATGGTTGTTCTTCAGAAACTGAAAGAATTTGGCTATCCTAACATATTTAACCGCCAATCACACGATGAGACGATGGCAGTAGAAAACACAGACAACCTTGGCTGGCGTACTACGATGATTACAAGGAAATGGTTGGTTGATGGGATAATTCAGTGTATCCGTGACGGTATGGAAGTAAATCTACCATGGATATTCGATGAGATGACCACTTTCATCAAAGATAAGACCGGAAAACCAATTCATAACACCGGAAAGCATGATGACGTGCTGTTTTCGGCAATGATAGCAGTCCAAATTCACCTTAGATGTCCGCTTGGAAGTTCTTATGAGTGGGATAGCACAGGTGAACCAGAAGAACAAGACCAAAACTTTAATGACCTTGCGTACATAGGCGCAGTAGACAAAGGAGATGACGAATGATAATTGGGCTTGCTTTAATAGGTGCTTTTTTACTTGGAATGTTGGTTACGCATCTGCTAACATTCAAAAGCATGAAAGCTGTAATGAACTTAGCGTATAAAATAAGAGAAAATATGCCGTACGAGAACTATGATACGGTTGACCAAGAAAACACAGGAGAATAATTATGTCAGTGTTACACACATTTCAGAGTAGTTACGAAGTCCTTACAGGTGATATTACAGGTGAGATTTCACAAGGCGATATGACCCAATTACTTGATGGATCGTCATTGGGTTATACATATCAGAACGATGACAAGCCATCTATCGCAACAGAAATAGACCCTGCGGCCAATGGAATAGAGTTGATATTCAAAGGAAAAGACGTAACAGAGAATAGCGACTTTGGTATTAACATCTGGGGATACAGGGTAAACGGTCCAGCAGAGAAGATATGTGAAATATCAGGGATTTTTGGAACTGCCAGATATGAAGACGGGTCTTCTTTTGGTGGTGATGTTGACACAGCACGATACTGGGCAGATACCCTTGGTATTACATCAGACATCCATTTAACAACTGTAAGTGTTGCAGATTCAGGAAATAACAGGATAGCAAAACTTAAGTTTGATGACATAGGGTATAGAGACTTAGTTGGAGAGTTTTTCGATATTTCAGGTGCAGGCGAAGCGGCTGTTTCTGGTGGCTCGATAACTTGTGAATTTGGATACTACTAATGGAAAAAGATTTATCAACTAAAGAAGGTGTACTTAAGTACGTCAAGAGAATAGAAGAAGCTGGTATGACCAGAACAAGTGACTGGGCATCAATGTGGCAGACATCTATTCGATACTACTTCTCAGACCAGCTTGAAGGAATGAAAGAGCATAAGGACTGGGACTGGGTTATACTAAACTACATCTGGCCTGCGCACATTGCAGAGATAGCCAAGCTAACCAGAAACGCACATACTCTAGTAACCGAACCGTGGGAAGATTCTGATACCGATGCAGCAGCAGCGTGGCAGTCTCTCTTGCAGTGGTTGTGGACTAAGGGGCTTAACAAGCATGGGATGCGTATAGAGCAGATGCAGACTATCCTCGACCAACAGTTGTTCGGATATTCTGTTACGAAGGCGTTCTGGCAAGACAAGACCGAATGGACTGACGACGGATGGCAGGGAGATGTAAAAACAAAGCTTTGGCATCCTGCCGAGTTCTGGGCTACCGACGATGAGAAGATAGACGATGGTGACTGTGGGACTGAAAGAGTTATGGAACTTGACGAGGCTATTAAGTTATTCCCAGATCTTAAGTCAGAATTAACCGAAGAGGCAAACAGATTCGATGATAGCCCAAGCATGAGTTCGTTTGTAAGCATAAGGGGTCAACTTGGTTCAGCAGGTACTTATCCATCAGAGGGCAAGGGTGGGACAGACACAGGAACTAAGAGGGTTGGGTCTGGTGTACTACTGAATCTTATTCTAAGGTCAGACAAACTTAATAAACCAAACGACGACACAAAACAAAAGGCGTCGATAAAGCTCGTAAAGATTAATGAGACATACATAAGAGATGAATCTGAAAAGAGTCAGATTACAGAAGAAAGCATTCCTCCAGAAGAATTGATAGCAAGAGGTGTGATAGTAGAGCAAGATGGAATGTTCATTAGCACTGAAACGGGTCAACCGATAATGCCGGAAGATTTCCCGACAAGAGAAACAGGCAGTGAAAAGATTCCGAAATACCCAAGAGGCAGAGTAATACTTCACGTTGGCGACGTAGTAATATCCGACGAACCTTATAAATACTCAAGATGGCCGTTTGTTATAACTCCTCACTACCTCTTACCTCACATGTGGCAGGGTATAGATGCGGTTCAGTTATACAAATCTACACAGGACATGATAAACATTTCAACGTCGCATTTATTCAATAACATGAAAGAATACGGCGATAGAAAAGTCCTGATGGAAGAAGGTGCTATCCGTGTACCAAAGGGCAAGGATAAGAGTAAGTATAGAGTAGGTAAAGGCGCGGGTGCGGTTATACGACTTGCACTTGGTGGACTAAAAAGAATAAAGTTCCAAGAGCCATCCCAGATACCTCCTGCCGCGACTCAACTATACAGTCTGTTTGCTCAGGAATTTAAGAATATACAAGGCTTACAGAGCATCGCGCGTGGAGAAAAGCAACCCGGCAAGATGTCAGCTACAGAAGCATCTAATCTGGCGACTTCAAGTAATGACAGAATACAGTTACAGAGCGTATATCAGGATGAGTGGATAAAACAGACAGCAGGGCTGATAGCCGAGATAGTAAAAGATAAGTACGAACCTGGAAGATGGGTACGGATTATCGGTGAGGATGATAAACTTGGCATCAAGGAGATTACAGAAGGGCTTAAGAATACTAAGTTTGATGTAGACATTCTGCCAGCTCTTACAATGCCATTTGACAAAGAGAGACGTCAGGCATCGTACATGGCGGCAAATGATTTAGTTACCCAGCCAGTAGCTTCGCCGATGACAGACATACTATTGAAAGAGCTTGATATACCTGGTTGGCAAAGGATATTAAAGAAATATGAATCTTGGCAACATTTTGTAGCATTCTTACAGCTTATCGAAGCCACTAAATCAGGCGAGATGGCTCCAGAGACTGCTTTGAAACAATTAGTCAAGAGATTTGAACAAGAGGTACTACCTGCTATTGACGCTAGGGCCGAACAACAGGGATTCCAACAAAGGATTAACCAAGGTCAAAAGGCTGGAGAAGCAGGATAAACGCAAAAGGGCCGTGTGGCCAAACTGCAATATATGACAGAGCTAAAAGCTCAAACGAAAGGGAATGATTATGTCGGAAGCAACAGAAGAAAAAAAAGTGGAAAGTGTTGACGTGGAAGCTATACAGAAAGAAGCAGAACTGCAAAAGCAATATGCCTCTCAGAATGACGCTAATTTCCGAAAGGAACGCCAGCGTAACGATGAACTTGTAGCCAAGCAGACTGAAAGCGATTCAAAACTTGATTCGCTCAATCAGCAATTAGAAACACTAAAGACACAACAGTTGAACAAGTCTCAATACCAGCCAATGGATAAAGACTTAGTAGACGAATCTGTAAGAGGCAATGTAGAAACTCTACAGGCGCAGATAACTAGACTGACTACTCAGATGTCCGAGCAGGCAGGTAAAATATCGGCGTACGAGAAGAACGAATCAGAAAGAGATGTGACAAACCAGCGCAATGCTGTAAAGGATGAACTTTGTATTGAACTTGATACGAAGTATGATCCCAAGTATCGCTCGAAAGCAGTCTTAATGGCACAAGAAAAAGTTGACAGTGGTACAGCAAAACCCACCAGAGACAGACTTGACGCCTACAGACTACTTAACTCATGTTATTCTGAACTTGCCGAAGCGGATAAGAAGAAAGACGCTAGTGTGACCGACAACGGAAAGGGTTCCAAGGCACCAGTGAAGAATAGAGAAAACAAAGGTTCCCTTAAAGATGTCTTAAAAGACATGAAGAAAACATTTAAACTAACGAAAGAAACATAATGAGTACAGCAGACCTTACCAAAGCAACAAGGGAACTCTTCGAGAGAACCCTTGTTGATCAGGTCATGTATGGTATTCCGTTCATTGAACGACTGCAAAGGCAGAACCAAGTGACCTTTGATGGTGGTTTGACTATTCAGAAGCTTGTAGACACCGACACGATAGATGATACCGTTCAGGAATACACAGTTAATGAATCGTTGACCGACCAGAAGAAGACTACTCTTGAGAAGCCTTCGTTCGACTGGAAGTATGCACAAATGCCTTTACGGTACGACGCAGACGAACAGACGGAAAACATCTTGACCTCGGATAGCGAAATACAGCTATTAAATCTGGCAGAACACCTCACTAAGAAGGGCCAGAAGGATATGAGACGATACTTGAATGGAGTCATGTGGAACAAGGGTAGCGATACCCCTGCGACAGATGGCGGAAAAACATTCCAGAGTATCATATCGGCTCTTGACAGCGACAACACCTATGGCGGTGTTGCGAGAGATATTAGTGCAGGTACTAACGATTGGTGGCAGGGTGCTGATCCCGCAGACTTGACGATTAATATCTCAAGCTCGAATCAGGATACGGCCTACAATCTAACAGTAGCTAACTTCCGTAAATGGATTAGCGAAACAGACGTAACACATTACATGGAAAAGCCAATGGACTTATCCGCGTTTATGTGTCCTACTCTCTTTAATAAACTCAGAGCAGAGACGGAATCGAAATTGATTTACAACGCTCCGAGTGGCGATATGGTGACGCAGGGTTTCAATAAAATGGAACTTGACGGACACGAAATCGTTAGTGACCCATACCTACAAAGGTCGTCTAATACGAAGACGTGGCTGGCTATTTTGAACATGAACTATTTTGAGCTTCGTGTCCATATAGCCCGTAACTTTAAGATGACGGACTTTAAGTGGCAGGGCGAAAACAGTAACGGGTTTGATTTCTGGCTTGCCAGAATCCTGTTGAAGGGTAATCTTGTTTGTTGGAAGCCCAATAGTTCTATTTGGCTATCTAACGTATCTTAAGAAAGGAGGCCATTAAATGGCTAATTTGAAATTAACACACATAGTTCTAACTGACGGTTTCCCAGGCGAAGGAAATCAGAATCTTGGTATCCCTACTGATGGGTGGGATAACACAACGGAAAACTGTAATACATCTGATATTACAAAATACGTTGACCAACCTCCGATTCCACTTGGTCAAAAGCGAACTATCTATTCAGATGCGTCTGCTGCTCCCGGTATGTACACAATGGCATATCTGGCGTACCATGACTATTCGGCAGTAGATATTAGCGGTGACTATAGTGATGGACCTCCGTTCTGTGCGCATGCAGACACAACCCGCGAAGTAGTAATTGGAGAGGGTAGCACACCTCCATATTACATGCTTGCACGCGCGTTTGCATCAGACGCATGGGATGGGACGAAGGGTGCGCCAATGGCACTTCCTTGCTCGACCAGCATTGCTGGCGACAGTTCTCTTTCTGGCGATAACGCCGATAGAGGTTATGGTTACGGTCTTGGTTGGTTCTGGGTTGGCGGAGTTTGTCCGGTCAATGATGTTTCATTGTTCCGTGGATCTGCTGATAGTAAACTAGGTGCTGATACAACTGCAACGCTGACTGAACCCGGTCCGATGATGATTGCTATTGATACCGCAAGGGCAGTAATTGCCATTTCCGATACAACTGCAAGCATTGCACATGGCTTCGGCGACATGTCGGCTGAATAAGAAAGGAGTATATTATGAGTTTTGGTGATAATAGCACTGTCTTTCAGCGGGCTGGTACGATTCCGGGTGGGCTAAGAGTGGAAACAGGTGAATGGACCCAAGGTTCAGGAGCTGACATTAGTATTCCAACTACTCTTACTCATGCGATCTCATTCATTTCTGAAAGCGGCGACGGAAGTTGCTCGCTGACAGAGTTGGTTGAGGTGTCTGATGGGTATCTAACTGGCGGAACCAATGAAACCACAAGTGGCATAATTATTTCCTATGTAGCTTTTGGTTGGTAACTTTAAAGGGGCGCGTTTCGGCGCGCCCCATACTTTGAGGTAAATATGGCTCTAACAGGCGCACAATTAACTGACGAAGTTCAGTCATTAGTAGGACGTAATAACGATACGGAACTCATTGACGCTACTAGGGTTGCGCGATGGCTCAACGAAGGACAGCGGGAGATTTCTCGCCTACTTCCCGGCATGAAGTCGCTTGATGTTAAGATTGAGAGTTGGTGTACTGTTGCACAGCTTAGATGGGATTTAGTCGATCTAACAGTAGGTGACGAAACTGCGGTTGCAATGACGGACACTACTGTAAGTGTAATAAATAGAATATTTGGCATTCACTATAAAAACGGTACTGATTCGGCGAGATTAAGATATACACACATAGACGAATGGGATAAGTTATCAGACCCTACCAGTTCAGATTATGGAACAGGAAAGCCATTTAGATATACAAGACGCAGTGATACCATAGAGATACTCCCACTATCCGACACAACAGGCATTCCTCTAATGGTATTAGGCGATAGATGGCCTGTAGACTTCACAACAGAGTCATCGTCCGTTAGTGAGCTTGACAGGAGCGATAAAGGACTTATTATATATGCCGTAGCGCAAGCATGGCAGGCGATAGGTGATGAGGTTAAATATCAGTTGGGAATGAAGAAGTTCAGTAACCCAGACCCGCTGGCAGGGCAGGACTTTGGATGGGTTGAGAAGTACCGCAGGAGCGAAGACGAACTTCATTCTTGGGATGGTAATCTGTTTAGTGACGATATAGCATCTTATGGAGAGAGTTATAGATGATTATAGCCGAGATATCTGGAAATCATAACGGTAGTCTTGACATTGCTAAGGAATTGGTGGTATATGCCGCTAATGCCGGTGCAGACGCTGTTAAAATCCAGATGTTCACTCCTGAAGCTATGACGATGGATTTAGACTTACCGCAGTTCAAGGCAGGTAGTCCGTGGAATCGGAAGCTATACGATCTATATAAAGAAACAGCCATGCCTTTTGAGTGGATACCAATACTCCAAACAGTAGCCTCTCAGTTCGGCATAGAGTTATTTCCATCAGTATTCGACTCTGAATCGCTTAAAAGGGCTGAATTGCTCAATATGCCAAGGTACAAGATAGCTTCATTCGAGATTAACGACTTAGACCTTATTGAATCGGTTGCAAAGACTCAAAAGCCAATTATAATATCGACAGGTACTGCGTCCGAGCAAGAGATACGAGATGCAATATCAGTGATAGAGAAATACCACAACGATATAACGCTATTGAAATGCACATCAAGTTATCCTGCTACATTTGAGGAATTGAATCTATCTACAATCACTGATATGCAGGTTAGGTATGGATGCAAGATAGGGTTCTCTGATCATACTTCAGGGCTATTCGCGGCGGTTGTAGCTACATCTCTTGGTGCAGATGTAATAGAAAAGCATATTTGTCTGGAAAAAGATGGTATAGATGGTGCTTTCAGCTTGACACCGGACGAATTTTGTGGTATAGTTAAAGTAGTGACTAATGCTAAAAAGTGTATCGGCAAGGTTTCGTACGAGACTACTAAGGCTTACAGACGCTCAATGGTTGCTACGGAGCAGATTAAGAAGGGCGAATGTACTGAATGGAAGATGAAATCATTAAGAAGTACGATTACGGGAACAATGAAACCAGAAATGACAGCGACTAAAGACTATAATATTGGCGACTTAATTAAAGGAAATAAAGATGAACAATCAGACAGTGTTAATAACCGGAGCGACAGGCTCGCTCGGTAAGAAGTTAGTAGAAACGATCTTTCAAAAGTTCATACCGAATAAGGTTATAGTATTCAGTAGGGATGAGTATAAGCAGTCCGAAATGCAAAAGACTCACGATTACGATAACATACGTTACTTTATAGGTGACGTAAGGGATAAAGAACGCCTGAAGCTCGCTCTGCGTGGAGTTGATATAGTTATCCACGCAGCAGCACTCAAGCAAGTTCCAACACTGGAATACAACCCTACGGAGGCCGTCAAGACTAATATCTACGGCACTCAAAACGTAATCGAGGCATGTATAGACTGTGGCGTTAAAAAGGCTATATTCATCTCTACTGATAAGGCTGTAAACCCTATAAACCTATATGGTGCTACAAAGATGGCCGCCGAGAAACTTTGGCAGGCCGCTAATTCATACGCGATAACCCAGTTCTCTTCAGTGAGATATGGGAACGTCATAGGATCGAGAGGGTCCGTTATTCCTCACTTCCTCAAACTTAAAAATGATGGTGCAACGACCCTCCCGATCACTGATCCTAAAATGACGAGGTTCTGGATAACCTTGAGTGATGCTGTAGAGTTAGTCTTACAAGCTATTACGTATGACTGGAAAGGCGTTTATCTCCCGCTAATGAAGTCTATGTCTATGGAAGAATTGGCATTTACTATATGGCCAGAATGCCAAGTTAAAATAACAGGAATAAGGCCGGGAGAGAAAATACATGAGACGATAAATCAAAAAGGGCAAGAAGCTATTTACGTAGACTTAAGTAAAGAAAATCCTCATACAATGAAAGCTATGGCTATGAATGTCGAAACAACATCTGAGAATGCTGTTCGATATACCAGAGAGGAGATGAAATGCTTAATCGACTCGTTATAGGCGGTGAATATGTATAACAAAGAAGCACAGAAAGCTTACTATTGGCGGAACAAAGAAAAGAGATTGGCAAATGCCAAGAAGTGGCGAGAAAGCAATAGTGAGAGATATAAGGCTCAACGAAAAGACTACTACGAAGAAAACAAAGATAAGTTTACGGGCAGTTATACTAAATGGAGAAATAAAGACCTAGAAAGAGCTAGGAAATATGAAAGAGAAAAAAGGGCAAAAATGCGACAGAACCCTAAGTATCGTCTCTCTCAGAATATCGGTAGGCATGTCAGTAGACTTCTAAGCGAAGGTAAGCAAGGCCGTAAATGGGAAGACATGCTAGGTTATACCGCTAAGGCTTTAATGAGTCACCTTGAGTCTTTATTTATAGACGGCATGACATGGGACAACTACGGCGAATGGCATGTTGACCATAAAATTCCAGTATCATTCTTTGAATATAATACTATTGATGACGTAGAGTATAAGATGTGTTGGCGACTTGAAAACTTACAGCCATTGTGGGCGACTGATAATTTACAAAAAAGCGATAAATTAGAAACAAGGAAAATAGCGTAATGGGAAATATACTGAACAGGTTAGTCGTTGGGACTGCCAACTGGACCAAAGAGTACAACGGCCATAAAGTCTCTGACAAAGAACAACAGCTCATCATGGAATACATGAAAGAGGTTGGGATAGAGTGGCTGGACGTAGCTACGGCTTATGGAACTCAGGATATAAGTAGGGATTTTAATAAGATTGTGAAATCAAATGAAAATATCCCGACTAACTACGGTGACATTCTTTTGTCGCATACAAGCGTAGATTTTGATGTTGACTTCCACGATGGGCTTTCTACCTATATACCAGAGTCGTGTATTTATGAGGGATTGGTTGTAGAGTTTCCATATTCCATAATGAATAGGCACTTTAAATTCTCCAATACAAATACATTTATCGCCCGCTCCATTTTCTGCAAAGGCAAGGCATTAAAGTATTTTAGCCCGCAGGAATGTATAGATTTTGTACTAATGAACCCAAGAATAGACAAAGTAATAATAGGCGTTGACTCCGCCGACCAGTTGAGAGAGAATGTTGCTCACCTGGTAAAAATGGAAAAGTTCACTCACAACGAAGAAGTGGACACCCGTAAATTTGAAAGGAAAGACTTATGAAGACATCGGAAATCGAGAACGAAATCGCAATGATTACGCTTAAAAATCTTAAAAGTATAAGAAGATTGAAAGCTAAAGAGCTGAAGAAAGAAAGATTAAAACAGGAAGAGATGGAGGCTAATGAAAGAAAAAACCGAGAAGAATATTCAAAAATGAAACATCTTAGCACAGTACGTCCAAAATCTGGGTTATTAAATCTATTTGGACTATTACCAACATTCAGTGACGCAGAGCTACATGCTATGGCCGGAAGATTAGAATAGACTATTTGAAAGGAAAGACTTATGAAATGTAAAGACTGTGAACATTGGGATTGCGATTATTACATAGCAGACAAGAGAGGTTATTGCAAGGCTCTAAATGGGAGAAGCGACGATATGTTTGGCGACGAAGGATGCGGTTCAGATTCTATATTATGTTTTGGTCCAGAATTTGGATGCGTACTATTTGAAGAAAGGAAACTAAAATGAATTTATCAAGAACAAAAAAAGTAATACCAGACGGCGTACAGACCTTATCTAAGATGCCAAGTAAGTATGTAGACGGAGTATATCCCACATATATCGACGAGGGGTATGGTTGCCATGTAAATGCTGACGGTAAGGAGTACACGGACTTCACAGGCTCTCTAGGCGTTAATATACTAGGTCATGCCGACGAAACAGTGAACAGGGCTGTCAAGGAACAAGTTGGCAAAGGAATAAACTTCCCAATGCCACACGAACTAGAGACAGAGCTTGCTGAGAAGCTAATAGAACTGTTCCCGGTACAGATGGTAAGATTCCTAAAGACAGGCAGTGAGACGACAAGTGCGGCGGTTAAGATTGCGCGAGCTTTTACCAAGAAGGAAACAATCCTCTGTTGTGGGTATCATGGATGGCACGAATGGTACAATCAGACAACCCCAAAAAATGAAGGGTGTGCAAAATCTAAGGTTTATCCATTTGAGTTTAACGATATAAAGTCGCTTGAAGAACGCTTTAAAAAGCATAAGAATGTAGCGGCAGTAATAATGGAACCTTATGTTTACGAAGAGCCAAAGAATAATTTCTTAGTAGAAGTAAAACGGCTCTGCCAGAAGAATAAGGCATTATTGATATTTGACGAAGTAGTAACAGGTTTCAGGACTCAAAAGTGGTGTGCGGCAAACATGTTTAACGTCCAGCCAGACCTTATGTGTTTAAGCAAGGCGATGGCTAACGGATTTCCTATTGCGGCTGTAGGTGGCCGTAAAGATGTTATGAAGGTGCTTGAAGGCGATTGTTTTGTGTCTTCATCTTTCGGTGGCGATTTGGTTGGAATTACCGCATCGCTTGCAACGATAAAGGTTATCGAAGAAAGGGGCGTGATTAAACATATCTGGGACAGGGGAGCTTCATTGAAGCAGGCATTTAACACAATCTCTCAAAACGAAGGAATTAATGCAGAATGTATTGGTTATCCATGCCGAACTTACTTTAAGTTCCCCTCTCCTCTTATGAAGTCAGTCTTTTGGCAGGAATGCCTTAAGAAAGGCGTAATGTTTGGCCATGCACAGTTCATAACAGCATCTCATGGGATACACGACATAGATGAGGCAATAGACGCCATCAGACATGCAATACGGATGCTAAGAAAGCATAAAGATAATCTTGAAGACCTATTGGAAGGCGACGTAGCGAAAGAGACGCTGAGGTTACAGAAATGATAATGACTGGTGCGAGAGCAGATGTAATAGCAGAAGTCAATACATGGCGAGACGAAGCTAGAGAAACGCTTAGAACTGCCGGATTCAGCAATGACTCAGTTGATTTTTTACGTGACAGGAATCATAAGTATTTCTCGTTTTACGACGAGAGCAACTTAATCGCTTTTGGTGGATTAACAAATTTGATATGGGAAAACAGAACAGCAGAAATATCATTGATAGTCAATCCAGACAATAGGAAAGACGGAATAGGCTCTGACTGCGTTGATATGCTACTTGACGAAGCTTTCAAGAAGATGAACCTTAAAACAGTAACAGGCGAATGTTATAAGTGTAATACTGGAATAGACTTCTGGTTTAGAATATTAGAGAAATACAATGGATACAGAACAGTGCTACCAAGTCGAAAATTCTGGAACGGGGAGTACCACGATAGTTTGTGGTTCTCGATTGACGTGTCTGAATACAAAGCTTGATAAAGAATACTGCAAAGAATATGGTGAAGAACGGCTAAGCATGGACGGTAAGACTTTTATCGTCATTGATCTGACCAAGTTCAATCTCAAGCAGGACGTAAGGAAGTCCTACAAGAGTCTGATAAACAAGACAGACGGCATTATCTTCTCTCCGTCTATCTGCGGACTTCAAGAGTTACACCTTAAAGTTGCAGGTAGAAAGACCCGTTCAGACAGAACATGGGGTATTCAGCAGGAAATGATAGACTGCGGTGAGGCATTTGTTGTCGAGCTTTACAATCAGGGAACATTGATCTCAGCAGCCCTCTTCTACAAGAACGAGTATTGTTGTTATTATGCCTGTGCCGCATCCTTTAAGGGTGTTAATTCTCATGCTGTGATATGGAGTGCTGTAGAGTTTTGCAAGTCAGAAGGACTAAAAAGGTTTGAATTAGGCGAAAAGCTTGAAGAAACAGAAAAGGAAAAGAACATAACAAAATTCAAGAGTGGCTTTGGTGGTCACTTAGAGAAACGACTAGTACAAAGGAAACCAACATGAAAATAGTAATCTTAACAGCATCACCACAGCGTGATAAACTCGTAGACCAGCAGTTAGGCGACGAACTCCGTAAGCGAGGGCATGAGGTGTTTATAGAGCCTTGTCTCAGAAACGGACGTGATACAGTCCTAAAGGTACAGCCTAACGTGGTAATAGTACCACCCGTAAGAAACCCATATTCAAGAGACTTCGTAGAGACTTGCAAGGGTTGGGGTATTGGAGTAGTGACTCGCCATACCGAAGCATCATGTTCATGGCAGGACTTTAACGCTATGGATCAGATAGATAAGCAAAGGAATATCATAGGCTTATACCCATATTTAGTCGATGTAGAGCTTGTTTGGGGTAAAGATGAGGCCGAGATACTTAACCGCAGAGGATGTGGATTCCCATCAGTTCCATGCGGGTCGTTTGCGGTGGACATTTACCATACCGACCTTGCAGGGCTTAAGAAGCGGGAAGCGTTCAATGAGAAGTACAAACTCAATCCTGACAAACCAAACTTGCTAATAGGTTCATCATGGGGATTTGCTGATAGCGCACCAGACCTGCAAATAGAAGAGATTAAGTCCTATTCACAGGAAGATACTGGCAAGCAAGAGTATATCAAGCTAATCAATGTTCTTAAGCAGGAAAACGAGTTTAATATCATCTTAAGGCCGCATCCAGGCATTGATATTACAGATTACAAGGCTTTAGGCGTTCCAATAGACATAGAGACTACAGCAACAGAACTATTATGCAACTGTGACGCTCTTATCCATTCAGGTTCGACAATGGCTATTGAGGCTCATTTGCTCAATATCCCAGCTTTTCAGTATGGTGACGTTAATAGGAAGTTTACGACAAATTGGTTCCAGACACCAAGCTCACCATTATCAAAAGTATCTCCGTACCTGAATGATACAAACCAGATACTGTCTGCAATACGAGAAGGCTCAAACGCAAGCGTAGAGGTGCTTAAAGAGCTTGAGGATGGCCGATATGGGGCGATGGACGGCAAAGCTACCCAAAGAGCCGCAGACGAGATAGAGAAGGTTGCAGGCGAGTTTAAGCTATGTTGGCCAAAGGCACACAGAGACTACTCGTTGCCATATATAGTAAAAGACCTAAAGAATTTGTTTACACCGACGCTGTGTGGGATATGTAAGGAAAGGTTCTTTATATTAAATCAGTCGTATTTCGATAAGGTTAAGAAGATGTTCATAGACAAACCAGTAGAATTACCAGAACATCTACAATGTCCACACTGCGGTGCGAGGGTGTTTAGATCGTAGGTATAATAATACAAGCTAGATTGGGCAGTACAAGACTTCCGGCTAAGGTAATGTTGATGTTGCCTACCGGAAGATGCGTGCTTGATGAAGTGATTCATAACTGTGAGCATAGCAAGCTGGCACAAAAAGTTATTGTTGCTACTCCAGATAAGGATTTAAAGCATGGATACACGTATATTGGCTCAGAAGACGATGTTTATCAGAGGTATGTGAATGCGGCTAAGAAGTTCAATGTTAATGTAATAGTTCGTATAACGTCAGATTGTCCGTTGATAAAGCCTCATATTATTGACGAGGCAATATATCAGTATAGAATATCCGGTAAAGAGTTTGTGTATAATTCAGATGAAGACGGTGGCGATGGGTTTGACGTTGAGGTTTTTAGCTTAGAAACCCTTATTCGGTACGGTAAAGACAAGGAACATGTTACAGGTAATATGCGAAAGAATGCAGATAAATTAAAGATTCCTTCTCCCGAAGAAGAAGGGAAGTCAATTGACACATTACAGGATTACTTAGATGTTTGTGAGATACTAAAATGACAGCACATAGCAGTGGAGACGGCGCAAGCTGGAACGAAACATTAGATGTTGACCAGCCTCACGGCCTTGATTATCAGGAATTTAACGACTTTAAGATAGGAGTAAGAAAGAGGCTTAATAGTGGACATACCACATTTGCCGACAATACAGTAGGTGGGATTCACATGCCTGGAGGTGCGGGGATACTCGGCATGGAGATAACGGACGCAGGTGGCGACATTACTGCGCCAATCATATCTGATGGCACGTTCCAAGGCAGAGGTATGGTATGGGGTTATGATGGCTCACAGGACGCGAGGCTATGGTGTTCTACTGCTGATGCAGAATCAACAGCGGCAACCGATTTTACATTATTGCTAATGCACCCAGACAAGCAATGGGCAGGCGGTGACGTTACATGGGCTGGGGCGCATGAGTTTGATGCTTCCGTAGATATGACTGGCCAGCTTTCAATTGATGGAGCGATAGACTGTTCTGTTCTTGTCGTAGATGGCTCGGCTGATATATCAGGAGCATTAGACTGTTCTGTTTTATTCGTAGAGCAAAGCGCAGACTTCTCCGATGCAGGATTTGTAGGAGATGTCACTATAACAGGAGTGTTAAAGGTTGATGGAACCGCCTCGGCATGGGGCGGGACTGAAGGAATAGGCTTGTTTTATGATCCTACAAGTTATACAGCAGCGGCAGATACTCAATCAACTACGCTTGGCAATGGCTTTATAATGAAGATGGGCAAATCGACTGACGATCCATCAGATAAGACTCCGATAGTATTTACTGTTGCATTTCCAAACGATTTAGTCACCTTGAGTCTGACTGGATTTAAGGCTGACGACGCAGCGGGAGATTCGGTTGGAGATATAACTAGCTCGAAGACAGGATTTACTCCAGACAGCGCAGCGGGAACTTGGGAAGGCTACAACTGGGTAGCAATAGGAAGATAATATGCCATCAAAACTAATACAAAGTCCAACGCAAGGAATAAATGCGAATCTGCCAGATACGCTCATAACTCAAAATGAGGCTAGTCGGCGTACGCAGAATATCCTATACGAAAACGGCCTTATGACAACCCCAGAGGGTTTTGTGGCTGTAGATATAGATACTGGGCTTGATGTAGAGTTTGGTAGTGAGTCGGTTAATACTAGTGTGCTAGGCATTTCCCCGTTCAGAGAACTTGACGGCTATAATCACATGCTCGCAGTTACCGGAAAGAAGATATTTGAACATGATCGTGTGAATGCGGATTGGAATGACATAACCCAAACTGGCCTTACAATGTCTTCTCAGTACCCAAACCCTGTAAGTTTCACAGAGACAGCAAACGGGTATGGAGCGTCAGATGCAGATAGGATTCATCTTAATGACAATACCTCACAGGCACAGGCATACTTTCACTCAATAGTGTGTAATGGTGGACTTAATAATATACAGAGATGGGCAGGTAGGTTTGAAACTGACTATGCAGATTTACTTGGCGGTGACGATTACCATGACGGAACAACACACAGAGCGCATCATGTATCTGATTTCAGATCAAGAATCCTCCTATTAAGTCCTCAAAACTTCTCTTCGTCTACAAATCTATGGACTCAGAATAATCAGCAGATTAGATGGGCAAGGCCAAATAGACCACAAACATTTGAAGGGACTGGTTCTGGCTCGGTGACATTGATCGACACTGGTGGTGCTAATATGTGGGCTTCTCCGATTGCAGGAACTCATGCTATCTACCAGTCAAGAGGGATATGGGACTTAAACTACGTCGGTGGAACTACGGTATTCGACCCACGCCCGATGGTACCTGATTTGGGATTACTTGCCCCACATCTCCTGTACGTTAAGAACAACGTGCATTACTTTGTAGGTTCTGATTTTAATGTCTATGCCTATTTCGGTGGTACTGTAAAGGAACGGCTCGGAGATAAGATTCACCCACTCCTTCAAGAGCAGTTAAGCTCGGAGTTCTCTGTGCGGTCGTGGATGAGTTTTGACGAGAACAATAGACGGCTATGGATTTATATTGTTCTTGACGGAGAAGATTACTCCACGATGGCTTATGGACTTGATATACGAACAGGCGCATGGCAGGTCAGAGACTTCAAAGATAAATATTCTGGGACTACTGGGATTAGTGCATTGTCGTTAGTAGGTTCTCAGTCATTCGTTACTGGAGATTCATATAATGCAGAACTAAACACCCTAAGCAAATATACATCGGATATATCAGACGGCGACCCTGGTGATACTACCATACGGTACGGTGATGTCTTAGAGGGTGATTTAACAACCAATAAGATAGACTTCTCTGTGATAGCCGATGCAGGCGACGACCTTGACTTTACTGACTTTGATTTCAGTAAGGCAGCGGCAGGACTTAAGTTTGATTATTCTTCTACCTCAGATAACACATTGCTCCTTGCTGGTTCTACTTCAGTATACCCCGATTGGTCTACATTCTCAGATAAGATTCTAAGAATTGACGAAAGTTCTGATACAGTAGGTATGCCACATGGCACACACTATTATTCATTGTCTGACGTTTGTTCCGTGAACAACGCTGGTGATTGGTCTATTACTGTCCACTTAGAGCCAAGAGACGGGTCAACCTACTCTGCCGCAGTAAATTCAGGGACTACGGTAGAAGAGTTGAATGCCGCAGGCAGTGACACTACAGGCACTTTGTTTGACCCGTCTGGCCAGACTTATAGAGAGGAGATCAACGAAGTCCTTAAGCAGGCAAGGTTGATGATAGGCGATAATTCGGGGTTTGTGTATGAATTTGATGCAACCAATACGGATTATGGCGGGTCTGATATTATATCACGCCATCCGACTAGTATAGAAGATTGGGACGAACCAGACTTATTTAAGAGATGGGTTGGAATCGCTATAGTAGCAAGGGCTAATCCAGACGACCCTACCAGTGGTATTGTAAAAGTAAGGCCAAGGATTGACAACTTTGACGCCACTTCGACAGGTCCAATTACGAGCATTGTAGGGCATTGGAAAATGAATGGTTCGTCTATAGATAACTCAGGGAATGGCAATGATGGCTCTGATACATCAATGACGTATACCTCTGGTAAGCTAAACCTAGCTGGTGACTTCGATGGTGCTGATTCAAAGATAGACGTAGGTTCTGCTATTGAATTAGATGATATATTTGACGGGGGTGGTAGCGTAGCTTTTTGGTGTAACGCTGCAACAGCAGGTGAAACTAACTTTGGCAGAGTCTTGGATAAAACAAATTGGCACACATCTATGAGTGGCACTACCGCCAGCATGAGATTCTCTAAAATATTTTCAGGTACAAACGGATTGTGGACTTTTTCCGTTCCTGCCGGTCAGTACAATAGTATTATTATATCATACGACAGCGATTTGGCATCTAATATCCCAGTAGTATGTGTAAATGGAGCTACTGTTGTTGTTACGGCATTCACTACACCTACCGGAACATCTACGTCTGATTCTGGGTCTAGCCTCATAATAGGTAATGCTGCTAGCGGAGTTGCTACATTTGACGGACAGATAGATGACGCCAGAGCTTACAATGAATTACTGTCTAATATTGAAAAAGCGACAATTTATAATCTTGGTTATGGAACAGAAAGCAACGCTGCGCCTGATGACGGATGGCTAGTAGGGGCCGCATTTGACCTAACATCTCAATGGAAAGAATACACATCCTACCACAACATATCCTCAAAGAGAATCCAATACGAGTTTGACAATATTAATGGAAGTAATTTCCAGATAAGCGAATACAAGATACTAGAGCCACAGGTACAAGATGACAGATAGCCTAATCAGTCGTGAAGTTCTACATGAGCTTAAAGACAACCGAGCCGTAGAGGAACAGTTGCGCGACCATTACAGGGACTTGTGGCGGTTGTATCAGGGCTTGTTTGTGGATGTAGGCACGCTAGATACTTTAGTTAGATGCAACCTTGTTCTTCCTAAGACATCCGGTAAGGGTATAAAAGTAGACCTTGACGTTCCAACATTCGGGTTTAGGGACTTGCTTGGAGAGGTGTCAACAAGGAATACGGGTGCGACAAAGCCGTCCTTTGAGGCATATAACGGTGCAATTTTCCAGTTTAGATTTGGCAATGGAGATTTAGAATATTACGACTTCCATATTCCACATGATTACGTTCCAGCAACAGACTTATTTATTCATGTTCATTGGAGTCAAATAAGCACGACTAACACTGGCGGGACACTTGATTTTAAATACACGGCTGCTTACGCTAGTGGATATGACACTGACGCATTCACAAGCACGCCGATTACTAAGACGTTTACTAGCGGTGACGCCGGAACAGCACAGTACCAGCACCATATAACAGAAGTCCAGTTGACAGCGACAACACCTGTGGCTGGAGAGCAGTTTGATTCGGACGATATTGAAATTGATGGAGTAATTCTTGTAACGATGGAGATGGATGCTAATAACCTAACAGACTCAGTTGCAGTAACCGATCCGTTTATTCACTATGTCGATATACATTATCAATCAACTAATACATCAACAAAAGACAAGAACGCACCATTCTATACATAAGGTCAGAACTGATGACATTAGAAATACTATCACAAATAAAAAGAGATAATGGCTTATGGGAGTTTCAGGCTCAGTTCATAGTGAACGGCCTTAAGATACCATACACCGATACAGTTCCGTT